ATGGACCCAGCGGAACGCGCCGCCCAGGCGGCCGAGATGCGCCAGCAAGCCGACGCCGGGTGGACGCATCGACAGATCGCCGACCACCACGAGGTCAGCGTTGCCACCGTGCGCCGGCGGCTCGAAGTGGCCTCGGTGAAACACGGTAGGGGCGGCTCCGTCCCGCTCAGTGACGACGAATCTGCCGGGATGTGGGACCTGTGGGTCAGGGGGACAACGCAGGCCGAGATCGCCAAGCAGTTCGGTGTCGCCCAGCAGACCGTCAGCGACCGCCTCAACCGCTGGCGCGAGCGTATGCCCGAAACCGACCGGCAGTCGGCCATGCAGCGCTGCCTCGACCAGCTCGACCTGATGCAACAGCCCCTCCTCGACCTGGCCGCCGGCGCCCTGCCGCCGGCGTACAGCAACGGGCGGGCGATGAAGGACGCCGACGGCAACCTGGTGCCCGATCACTCGCTGCGGATCCAAGCGGTGAAGGCCCTGCTGGCCACACAGGACCGGCTCGCCAGGCTCCTGGGCCTCGACGCTCCGGCGAAAACGGAGGTCGCCGTGACCGAACAGGCGGGCGAGGCGGCGAAAGAGGCAGCGGCGCGGGCGCAGGTGATGTTGACGGGGGAGGCGTCTTCGTAGGAGGCGACCGTGGCCAAGGTGAAACGCTGGTCTCCCGAGTGGCACCGCCGTCTCCGCCGGATCATCGTCGAACTGGCCGACCAACCGCTCGATGTCGCCGCCGAGGTCCGGCGCACCCTGGGCCGGGACGACCCGATCGCGTTCGCGGTCCTCTACCTCGACCACCATCTCGTGTCCCCCGAGACCGGTGGGGTCACGTTCTCGGAGGTGCACTACGAATGGGCGGAGCGGGCACTCACGTGGCGCACGCCAGTCACCGGGCCGATGGAGGCGAGGGACGCCGACATCGCCCCGAGATCCACCGGGAAGACCACCTGGTGGTTCATGGCGCTGCCGATGTGGGCGGCCGCCTACGGGCACGTCCGGTTCGTCGCTGCGTTCGCCGACACCAGCGGGCAGGCCGAGGGCCACCTCGCCACGTTCAAGTCCGAGCTCGACAGCAACCCGCTGCTGCGTCACGACTTCCCGGACCTGTGCGCGCCGGCCCGCCGCCAGTCCGGCTCCACGGTCGCCGACCGCCAGTCGATGCTGCACACGGCGTCGGGGTTCACGTTCGCCGCCCGCGGCATCGACTCGGCGAGCCTGGGCCTGAAGCACGGCGAGCACCGGCCGGACGTCATCGTTATCGACGACGCAGAACCCGACGAGGCGTCCTACAGCCCGTACCTCGCCACCAAACGCCTGTCGACGATTGTTGACACGGTCCTGGCGTTGAACGTGTACGCCCGAGTCCAGATGGTCGGCACGGTCACGATGCCCGGGTCGATCATGCACCAGCTCGTGAAGGCCGCCCAGGGCGTCGAGACCGCCGACTGGATCTCCGACGAGGGGATCCAGGCGCACCACCACCGGGCGATCGTCGTCAACGACGACGGCACCGAGCGCAGCGTGTGGGCGGAGAAGTGGCCGCTCCCGTGGCTGCAGTCCCGCAGGCACACGAGGGAGTACGCGAAGAACTACGACAACGACCCCCTCGCCCGCGACGGCACCTACTGGGTACGCGAGGACTTCGGCTACGGCGACCTCGACGGGGTGACCCGCACGCTGCTGGCCATCGACCCGATCGTCACCGAGCGGCGCACCTCGGACTTCGCTGGGCTCGCCGTGGTCGGGTGGCGGCCACCGACCCGCGACGAACTGGCCGAGGCGGCGAGGAAGCGCACGCTCGGCGACAAGAGGGCGAAGGCCCGAGGCCAGTGCGTCGTCCGGGAAGCGAAGGGTGTCCGGCTCACCGGCGGCCGGCTGCGGGACGAGGTCGTCCGCATCCTCGGTGACCACCCCGACATCCGCGCGGTGCTCATCGAAGTCAACCAGGGCGGGGAGCTGTGGCGGGAAGTCCTCCACGACCTGCCCGGCGTGAAGATCCTGACCCACTGGTCGGGCACATCGAAAGAAGTCCGGTTCGCCCGGACCCTGCAGCACTACCAACGCCACCGGATCGTCCACGCCCGCCGCCTGGACGTCCTCGAGGAGCAGGCCGTGGCGTTCCCCCGGGGCCAGTACGACGACGTCATCGACGCCGTGGCCGCCGGCACCTCCTACTTCTTGGATCCGGAGCGGCGGGCGAAGTCGGGCATCGAGGTGCACACGTGGGCGGCATGACCGGGAGGTGAACGATGGCGAAGAGGAAACGGGCGCCGAAGTTGGGGTCCGGGAAACGGTACGGCGCCCTCAAGCGGAGCCTCGCCCGCAAGGGTGTCCGGAACCCGGGGGCGCTCGCGGCGTCGATCGGCCGCAAGAAGTTCGGGGCGAAACGCATGGCGAAGATGGCCGCGGCCGGCCGGCGCCGGACCGCGAAGAAACGCAACCGGTGACAGGGGAGCGGCCGTGATCGATGACCTGATCGACGGGTGGCGCGACATGGACGCTGCGCTACCTGACTACGAAGAGGCCGAGGCCTACTTCGAGGGCACCGTGCCCGAGGTGTTCGCCAGCACGGTCGCCCGCCAGGCGATCGAGGCGACCGGCCAGCGCTACCGGTTCAACCTCGCGAAGACACCGGTGACGGTCCGTGTCGACCGGGTCGAACTGGCGGCAGTCACGGTCCCCGACGACGAGTTCGCGTCGGCGGTCATCGAGGACGTGTGGGACGCCAACGGCATGGCCGTCCACTACCCGGACCTGTTCCGTCAAGTGTTCGAGTACGGCGACGCCTACCTGATGGAGTGGCCCGTCGACGACGACGAACCCGACCCGCGCCTGCGGGCGGCAGGCGTTGAACTGACCGTCCACAACCCGAAGTGTGTGCGGGTCTTCTACGACCCCGAGCATCCCCGCCGCAAGGTGTACGCAATCAAGCGGTGGGCGCTGAAACGCGGTGACGGACGGGGGAAGGCGTGGCGTGCCGACGTCCACTACCCCGACTCAATCGAACGCTGGGAGACGAAACCGGGTGGCGACCCGGCCAAGGCGGACGGCTGGCTGCCGTACCTCGACGACGACCAGGACCTCGACGACTGGCTGCTCGAGAACCCGACCGGGCGCATCCGGTTCACGCACTACCGGACCGCGGAACCGTACGGGCGCCCGGTGCACGCCGCTGCCTACAGCCCGCAGGACGCCGTCAACAAGCTGCTCATCACCCAGCTGACGACCACCGACAGCCACGGCTGGCCGCAACGGTACGCGCTCACGGACAAGGGCGCCGACCTCGACGTCGCCGGCGACACCCCCGACTGGGACGACGACCTCGACGGCGACGACACCGTCGACGGCAACCGGGCCGGCACGTCGTCGCAGCTCAAGTCGGGGCCCGGCACGATCATGGACCTGGTCGGCAAACGCGCCGTCGGCCAGTTCGAGGCGGCGCAACCGTCCGTGTTCTTGGAGCCCGCCGCGTTCTACGTGCGCCTGATGGCGCAGATGACGAACACGCCGCTCCACTACTTCGACCCGTCGGGCTCGATCCCGTCGGGCGAGTCGCTGAAGGTCGCGGACGCCCCGCTCACCAAGGACATCGAGCACCTCGAAGCCATGCTCCTGGCGCCGGTCACGGAGACGTGGACGGCGGTCCTCGACCAGCGCGCCGTCGACGTCGCCCGTGTCGACGTCCGGTGGGCGCCCGTTGAGACAGCGGCCGGCGCAAGCGACTGGGAGACCGCCCGACTGCAGCAGGACGTCGGTGTCCCCCGCCACCAGACGCTGATCGAGCGGGGTTACGAAGCTGAGCAGGTCGAGGCGTGGCACGCGGATGAGGCCGAAGCGATGGACATGGTGCGCCGCGTCGAGTTGATGGGCGCGGTCGGCGACGCCATCCAACGCCTCGGTGTCGGGGTCAGTACCGGGGTCCTGTCGCACGATCAGGCGATGGCGCTGATGGCGCGGGTCATGGGCGACACGATGGGCGAAGACGACGGCGGGACCCGTGGGCCCGGGCCTGCAGCACAACCCCCGGCCGCCGCTGCGGGCGATACCGGCGCCCGAGAGGTGGCCGAGATGATCCAGAAGCTGTACCTCGGTGTCGGGGTCATCATCTCCGCCGACGAGGCCAGGGACATCCTGAACCGTGACGGCGCCGGGCTCACCGGGCCACCACCGGAACCCCGGTCGCAGTGGGCGACACGTGACGGCGGGGCGACGTGACCGCGGTCGACCCGGCCCCCACTCTCGACGACCGCCACGACGCCGAAGCGACCGCGCTTGAAGAGGCGGCGGTCGCTGACGTGGTCGGCGGGTTCGCCGGCGACGTTGCTGCAGCGGTTGCTGCGATCCTCGCGGCCCGGGCCGCGCTGGCCGCTACCGCCGGGGTCGCCGAGGGGGCCGTGCTGCCGGCCACGGCCGCCGCCCAGCTGGCCGCGGTCGTGGTGCGGGCCATCGGCCGGGTCACGCCCCGGTTGCGTGTCGGGCTGACCCGCACGGCGGCGGCCGGGTTCGAGCTCGGCGCCACCCAAGCCGGCGAGGTGATCGCCGGGGACCTGGCCATGGTCGAGCGGCCCGACCAGGCGCAGGCGCTCCCCGACAGGGTGACCGGCCCGCCCGACGAGCCCGAGCCCGACGTGGACGTGCCCGACCTCGACGACGCAGCTCCTGCTCTGCCCGCCGGCCTGGACGACAGGGACCTTGTCGACCTGATCGACACGGCCGACGCCCGGGCACAGGCGTCGCTCGGTGAGGCTGCCCAGCTCGCCCGCACGCTGCCCATGGACCGCCAGTCCGACGTCACCGCGGTGACGTCGAAAGCGACCAGTGCCGTCAACGGGGCCCGCCGGGACACGGCGTTCGTCGCCGAGCGGGCCGTGGCTGCCGGGATCGCGACCGAGACGGCGCGGGCCGCGGCCGACCCGGACGTCCCGGGCGAGCCTGGGCTGCTGTGGCTGGCCGAGCGCGACGGGTGCCTGATTTGTGCTGCCCTGTCCGGCCACGTCGTCGCTGCCGGCGACCTGTTCCCCGACGTCACGTTCGGGGACCGGCCCCTCGGCTGGCGGGTACCGCATCCCCCCGCTCACCCTCACTGCCGTTGCCGTGTCCGTCCCTACAGCGGTCCGCCGCCGTCCGACGACATCTCGGCCACCGACCCGGCCAGCGTGCTGGCCCGCGAAGCCCGCCGCTCGGTAGCGCGGGGCTGGTCGGCGTACGACTCCGAACCCGCCCGCCTGCGGGCCGCTGACCGGCTGGTCCGCAAGGGCGCCGACCTGCCGGCGTCGGTGGTGGCCCGCGCCGTCAGCGACCTGCGCGCCGGCGAGTTCTCCCGACGCCAGCAGCCCCGCACCCGACTCGGCGCCTGACGACACCAGGAGCATGACCATGCGCATTCACCGCTGGGCGACCCGCGAGGGCGCCCGGGGAATCCGATCCTTCGCCCGCCTCCTCGTCGCCGACGACAAGGCCGAGTTGGCCGAGGCGTCATGCGAGGCGTACATCGCCTCGGGCGCTCGGAGCACCGGCGTCTCGCTGTCGTTGGGCAGCACGGCCAGCGTCAAGCTGTACGTCGGTGTCGCCCACCTGTTCGACGTGTGGCTCAAGGTGGGATCGGGCCGGCTCGCCGGGTGGCTCTACCGCAACCATCGAGACGACGCGCTGTACCGCTGGTTCGACGCTGCGAGCGACCGGAACGTGGTGGCCGTCCACTGCCACGACGGCGCGGTCTGGTGGGAGCTGTGGCACCCCCGGCACGAGTGGCACTCGAAGACCCCCCGCTGGCGGCACGGCAACTTCAACCCGACCGACTGGGTGCTCGGCCGGCACGTCTACTCGAAGGAGATCGTCGAGGGCCCCACCCGCGTGAACATCCCGATGCCCGAACGCTCCTACCCGGCGACCGTCACGATCGAGCTGCGCCAGTGGAAGCGGCCCCGCTGGCCGTGGGCGCTGGAACTGTACGGATACACCGTCGACCTGATCAAGGAGGACGGCGCCCCCGGCTACATCCCGGTGCCCGGCAAGGGCGAGAACAGCTGGGACTGCGGTGGCGACGGCACGTTCTCCCAGTCGGGACCGGGCCGCACCATCGAGGACGCCATCACCGGCGTGATCAAGAGCGCGTTGTCTACCCGCAGGCGGCGGGGTAGTCCCGCGGACTACGCCGAGCTCATCAGCTGACACGAGAGGAGGCCATCCGTGGCCGACGACGACACCAGGGCCGACGACGGCCACGAACCCGACCCGACCGACGAACACGACGACGACCTCGGCCCCGACGACGAAGGCGCCAGCGGAGAACCCGACGAAGGCTCAGCCGACGACTGGACGCCACCGACCCGCGAGGCCTACGAGCGTCTCGATGCGACGCTCAAGGAGCGGAACGAGAAGATCAAGCAGCTCCGCCAGCGCGCCGCTGCCGCCGAAGCCAAGGCCCGGGGTGTGGCGAAGCAACCGCCACCGCCGAAGAAGCGCCAACCGGCACCCCCTGCCGAACGCAACGGTCACGCCTCCGGACCGGACGACTACGACGATGACGACGGCCGCGACGACGAGGCCGCCGAACGGATCCGGCTCACGCAGGTGCGCGCCGGGGCCGTCGGCGCGATCCTCGCCGCCGGATTCCAAGGCGACCGGCGCGCCGCCCGCGACATGGCGAAGCTCATGGACCTCGCCGGCATCGAACCCGACGACGACGGCGACGTCGACGACGACGACCTCGCCGACGCCATCGACACACTGAAAGAGCGGTTCCCGCGCCTGTTCGAGGCCCCCGAACAGCAGCGCCGTCAACCGGCCCGCCGCCCCTCGACCGCCGACAAGGGCGCCGGCTCGAAGTCCCCGGAGACAGCGGACGCCCGCATGTCCCGCCGGCTGCTCCGCCAGGCCGGCTACCGCTAGAGACCGCCGGCGCGCCTTCTCCTGGGGGTGCGCCGACCGGCGGGGACTGGTGGCCGTCGACAGGCACATTCGTGTCCGCACCAGCGGGCGGGTGTTCCGGCGCACGTCGACGGTCACCACAACCCGTGGCATACTGAGCCGTGACCTGTGAGGTCACCTCGCCGGGTGCCCGCGAAATGCGGCCCGGCCCCGAAGCCCTGAGTGCCCGCGCAACACGACTCAGGCGGCCCGAGCGCCCGCGCAACACGGCTCGGAAGGTTCCAAGACCCGCGCCCCGTCCCTGTCGACGGGCTCGACGCAGGTCGCCATCCGACCGTGAAAGGACGGGTCCGGGCATGTCGCGCGAGACCTTCGAGAGCTGGATCCCCACCGAGACCGGCGACGCCGCCATCCAAGCCATGGTCCGGGCGTCGGCCACCGAACGCCTCGGCCGGCCCGAGGTCATGAACTCGGACACCAAGCAGGTGCCGAGGGCCGGCGAGTTCGCGATCGCTGGCATCGCCAAGGGCGCCACTTACGGCGAGGTGTCCGGCACCAACGACTACGTCGAGTTGATCGCCCGCAAGGCCGGTGGCGCCACCCGCATCGCCGAAGAGGACCTTCTCGACAGCACGGTCGACATCCTCGCCACCAAACGGGTCGCTGCCGCACGCAACCTCGGCAAGTTCTACGACAACGCCACCTTGGCCTGCTCCGGCACCGCGAACGGTACGACCGTTCTCTACTCGGCCGTGTACAAGACGATCCGGACCACCGACTCCGCCGCCGGCTACACCGCCGACGACCACTACGTCAGCGGCTCGGCGTCGTACGCCAACCTCTCCACCGCGTGGGGCCACTACGAGGACTCCGACTGGTTCGACGAGGGCGACACGATCGTCATCGCGTCCCCGGCGTTCAAGGCGGCCCTGCGCGGGATCCTCGACACGCAGAACCGGCCGATCTTCCAGGAGCGCGCCACCGAGGCCGGCGCCGACATGATCTTCGGCAACGAGGTCACCTACAGCCTCGGCTGCCGGGTCAGCGCCACGAACACGTACGCGCCGTCGGGCAACCCGATCCTGATCGTCGGCTCCCGGCAGCTGTTGATCAACGGCATGGCCCGGCTCACACCCGAGATCGCCGACGCCAACCCCGGGTTCGCGTTGCAGCGGGCCCGCCAGGGTGTCGGGTTCCTGTCCGACGAAGCCCTGCTAAAAGCCGCGATGAGACGAGGGTTCGCTCTGGGGCAACCGAACGGGGCATCGCTATTTGAGCTCACTTCATGA